GAGTATTGCTCGCTCAGTAACTTGTTTAGACTATCAATTTTTTTACTAGTTGAGGTTTTGAATTCATTTAAAAACATAACGGTTTCCTGTCAGTTGTTATATATTACACTTATTTATCATTTTTTGCAGATTATATAGTCATCAATTTCTTCATTATGTTTTTCATACGTGCATTAGTAAGGTCCAAACGATGTCTTGCACTTTCCACAGTAACTTGATCTGGTGACTTGTCGATAGTAAATTTAAAAAATAATATTTCGGTTTTATATCTGTGCCATTCTGATATCAGAAATTTTATTTCTTTAAGTGTTTGTGTGCCGAATGCTTTTCGATTAGATTTATCGCATAATTTATCAGCTACTAGTTTATTGGGTATTTCTGTTATCACAGGCTGCTGTGTTTTGTAATCCAACACAGTGTATTCGTCTTCTGATTTGGATACCACAAAGATATTCTTACTGCTAACTTTTTCAGCAAGACGATCCAGTTTTTTAGCAAGTTCTTTTTTATTATAATTTTTCTTTTTGTGGGTGAATTTTGTAGCCGATTGTGCCATTTTTATTTACCTTGCGTAGCACGTTGCGCTTGTACATTTCATCTGCAATGTGTTGTTCACGTTCATTTAATGTATTTACGTCCACAAACTCTGCAAACTCCACATTCCTGAACAGGGCTGCCTCATCTCTGTTGATGATGCTGAGGCAACCATTTTTACACTTTACTGCTCTCATTTTTTCTTAGCCATGTTGGTTGCAGTGCCGTATTTAACTGCTTCCCAATCTTTGCCGTAACGTTTTTTAAACTCTGCATCAGGCAAATCATCTGCGTAATCATCACGCTTTTTAATTTCTGCTTTGCTCAGTTTGCGTTCTGCTGTGGGCTTTTTGCGGCGGATCAGCTTTTTAGTCATAGGTTGTGCAACTGCTGCAATAGCACCAGCTGATGTCATTTCTGTTAGAATCTCTGATATTTTCATACTAGTATTTATCAGAAAACTTATGGTTAGCTTCGCTGTGCTTGGCTTCATCGGCACGTATGCACTCAACCATGTCACGTAATCTGGCATTACGCTTGAGCTTGTAATACACAATAGCTATTTCAGGAGCTGGAGGATTGTCTATCACTTTGTCGTCGATTAGTTTGAGATATTCAGTGTAACTGCGTACTGCTTCCTCTTCAAAATATGCAATCATTTTGTGTGCTGTACGGGGGAACAGTATGTACATGATCAAATAAAAGTGCCAGAATACAAATTGTGCTATTATGATTAAAGCACGTTCTAGCCAATTTGGATGCACCAGCTCAATAAAGAACATCAGATGCTTGCGTTCGTTTTCTGCTTCTGCTAACAGTTCGTGTATCATTGTGCCATTGCCTGCTTGTAGATGACGCAGGCTTTTTAGGTGTATCAGCATGCCTGCTACCATACCAGGCACGCCAGCAATGGTTTCCAGCACCACTGCACGGTGTCCGTAACGTTTTGCAAAGAATGTGTCTGCAAAGAATCTAAAGAATTTGGTCATGCTCATGGCAAACCAGTCAGATATTTTATGGCTTAGTTTCATAAAACTATTTATGTATATCTAAGAGTTACTGGTAAATTTATCAGCAAAATGCTGCGCTATTGATCCCATAGTATCTTTGCCAAAATGACTTAAATCTCTAGCATCAGTTTTTACCACTATATTACGATTATAAGTGTGTTTGTACATTGTGATGTATGGGATACCACGTATCTGAGCAATTAATTCCAGTGTTTTGTGCGCCCACTGATTGCTCATCATGCCTGTGCCTTCAACATAGTTTAAATACTGATCCAGATATTCTGGTTTTATCATATTCAAATCCTGCCAAACTCCTTTGACGGAACTAAAATGATATTGGTTATTTTGATCTTTTTTACTGATAATAGTACTTCTGTTTGGCGGGGGCTCTAAACTGACTATTGCTTTAAGATTGGGCAAGTCTTCCTGTAACCAGTTGATAGCATAAAATGCACCTAGATCTAATCCAAATCCAGGAGTACCCAAATTATAACAAGGAATATCCAGTAATTTTGATAACTGATCGGGCCAGGTGTGATCTTGATCCAAGCCCACGCCATGTGTAAGACTACATCCAAAACACGCAATGCCTGGTTCGTCAGTAAAAGATATACTTCGAAAAAAATGTCTATTATATCTGTAAATTACACTATCAATAGGTTTTCCATCAGCATCCAGATATCCTTGTTCCTGCAATGTTTTGCGATTTTCAGGATCTTTGGCTTTTTCTAAAAGTGCTTTTTCATTATCACCACTGTGCCACCTGGAATAAAAGTATTGATCATCTTCTTTGAAAGATTGGTAGTCTTTGCCATATCCCCACGTAGTGCTACAAGTTCCCAGGGAGTGTAAAAATTCTGATTTGGATAAACGCCAGTAATCTAAAAATCTACTCACTTCTTCTTGCCTGATTTCATGTTGGCACACCAGTGGTACATTTTACCACGCTCGCCTGAATACTTTTTTGCTTTTGCACGGAGACTACTCACTGAACCTTTGCAACTGGCTCCTGCCTTCTTTACTCGGCCTGGTCTGCTCTTGCCTTTCACTTTGCCGTCAGCAAAGTTTTCGTCCACTGGTTTACGCTTGGGATTTATCAGTTCGTATTCCACTGTGCTGCCATAATCGTTTATCAGTGCATTGTATCCCATTTTGTCAGAAAATCTATCAACCAATCTGTTATACAATTTGGAACGACTTTCTGTGTTGCCCACTTCTACATCGCCCTCTTCTTTGCTGGCACTAAACGATACATGGTGCGGTTTTTCCATTTGGATGAATTGTTTTACTGCTTCCAACATGGTGGCAAACACACGAAACGCATCACCTGCACCAGTTTGGGCAGTGGTACCTCCACGATGAAATTCCATATCCCACACACCACCATACTCACTGAACATTATTTCCATGTTTGTGCCGTCTGGAAGTTTCGCAAGTGCTTCATAGTCATCACTGTCAGGCGACTGTATCACCTTTACTGGATAAGGTCGATCAAAACTTTCTGTGATGATTTCTGCAATTCTCATCGCTCAATATCGCCGACATGTCTCACGCTAATCAACTTCTTGAGCAGCGGTTCTTTTTCTAAAATCTGTCTGATATATCCGTTGCTATCCTGTTTTGTTCTGATTTGCAATAGTCTACCACTGTTTTTAGGATTATTCTTATCGTGAATTCTCACAATAGGATCACCAGAAGATGTTTCAGCATATTGAGCTTCCAGATCTATTCCATCCAGCTTTGGTCTTAGCTTCTTGAAGTCTAGTACATAATAACGGCCTTTGTCCAGTTGTAACAATTTCACAGTAGGATCGTTACTGGTAGCAAAGTATGTTACTCCCTGTGCAATTTGATCCAGATATTCATATTCTGTTGCAGGATCTGATCCCATCAACTTTTGATTTATTAACTCTACTGCCTGTTTGTACAAATCTTTAATTAGTGCCACACCATCATCATCTTGAAATTGTTCCGGTCTGAATGTAAAAGAATTTTGATTAACACCAAACTGAGTAAATAATTCCATTACTTTTGCAAATCTGTTTTCTATGGGAGATGTACTTCTACCATAGCCGACCTGACCAAATTGCTTAACCGTTCCGGCCTTCAAACTAATATCAAAGTGCTTGAGCTGTCTGTTACCTGCCTCGTCCACATAAATCATATATACATCAGTTTTACGATCAGTATTTTCGCTTACACCATCTGACACAATTTCAACTTCATCTGGACGGCCGTTTCGTTCAAAGAAGTTAGCATACAAACGAGTGTAATCATTTACAAACTGTACAGTGCTCTTGATGTAACTGTTCATTAATGCATCACTTGTTAATTTCTGTGTATCAATTAAATCTGCATAGGTATTTGCTCCTAAACGAACAGTGAGTGTAATTTTGTCAGTTACACCGCCAGTTTTAACATTTTTGCTGATAGAACCACCAGTGTCTGTTTTAGGCAAAGACTGTATAACTTTTAATACTTCATCATATGTAATTGGTTTTCCTGGACGTTTTGCTATACGAGCAAACGTAGCGGCACCCAATACACCCTCTGCTAGTTCACCTCGGTTGGCTACACCAGTTTCTTTCTTGGCTGTACCACCAAACTCTGCTGTTTTTAACAAATAACTTAGAGGAACAACATACCCTGGCTCGTTCTTGAGAGGTAACATTACTTGCCTGCCCTGTACAAATTGTTTTAGATCATCAACGGTTTTAATTTTACGAGCAAATGTAGGCGCAATTATAACTTCAGCACCATCTGTTGCTGCAAATGGGCTACTAGAAGAAATTTTTTGTTTAAACACTGTAAAATTATTTCTCTTGCCTATGTCACCGAGGCTGAGACCTTTTTCCATTAACACAGACTCTGCGAGCCCAACTTGCTTTTTTTGCACAGGATGTAGTTTAGCACTTGCAAAACTTTTAAACGTATCTCGCAAATCTACATCCTTGCCAGACATTGATATTTGTGAACGGAACTCTCTGATCATTGCAGGATCAGGCACAATTTCAAATGCTCTCATTTGACCTTTTAAATCACTACCCAGTAGTGGTCTACTCATGATCTGCTTAAATTCGTCTGGCATGTTTGTTTCGGGCACAGCGCCTTCGCCTACTAAGCGACCTTGGTAAGGATGCTTGCTTTGGTGACCAGTATTGGGCTTTACAGTTTTAGGCTTGCGCTCTTTGGCTTTAACTTGATCAGCTTCTTCTATATCATTAACTAAACGTAACTGGTTAGCAGATAAACTTTTATTTAAACTGCCAAACTTAACTACTACTTGGTCTCTGTTACCCTTGTGTAACACAGTGCCCCGCTCACCTGTTTCAGCATGCTTTACACGATCACCTTTGCGGAAATCTGTTCCTTCTGGAAGTTTGCCTTTGTGCTTTTCTGTACGCTTAAAACTGCCTTTGCCTTTCTTGGGCTTTTCTACTTTATGCCCTTGTGCACGTAAACTGTGATCCAGTTTAGCTCTTGCACTGGCATCTTTAGGCTCTTCAGCTTCGTTGGCTACATGTGCATCACGATCTTTTTTCATCTGTGCAATTTTTAGCTCAAGTTCTTTGGCACGTTCGTCTGCTGTCTTACCAGTCATCTTTTTGGTATAAGCATTATAACTTTTCCACAAACGATCCTGTGCGCTCATTTTCTTGCGAGCTTCTGTTTTCTTTTTCTTGCCAGCGCAATGTGCTTTTTGGCTAAATCCTTTTGGGTTAGAACAATTAATACTGTCTTTGTATTTTTTGCTCCATGCTTCGTCTAGTTTACGCTTGTCAACCTTGGCTAGTAATTCAAGTTGCTCTTGTAGTGGTAAGCGATCGAACTTATCAAAAACACTTGCTGCTTCTTTGATGATTTCTATTCCGTGCTCTAATGCTGCTCTCATCGCAGTTTGCCCAACCTGTATCCATTCGTTGTCAGAAGCCTCACCAGGAACTCCAGGCACAATCTTGTATTTTTTAATAAAATCTTGTGTCCATTCGTTTTGATCTCCAGTGTTTTCAGTACCTGGCAAGTTGCCCATTTTGGCTCTGAGTGCTCCGCCTAAATCAAGACGATTCACAATTTTAAAATCATCCTTGCTTAGTGGTGGATTAAGTTCTTCATCATAAGCAAGTTGATTGAAACGCTTTTTGTTCATCATTAACACTTGATCTTTATCTGGACTATATTGAATTACTGCTTTAAACTGTGGTGCTTCAGCAGGCTTCATTGTGATAGCACTGAGTGCTTCTGCTGCATTTGCAACCAACTTAGATTTATCATATACCTGCGTCAATCCTTTATAGTGTTGATATACCTGCTTCATGATCATTTCATTTGTGACACCAAAACGCTTCAGTTCATCTCTGATGGCTTTTACGTTCTGCATGGTCTTTTTGACTTTGGCTTTGCCGCTTGCAAGTCCTGTTAGCATGTTTAACATGACCCACATGAACTTGGCTTTAGCACCTTCCATATCGTTGTTATTGATTAACCATTCCATTTGCTGTACACTTTCTAAACCATCCAGATACATGCCTCTGTGCATCATATCTTTTACAGCATTAGCAAATGGCGTAGTTGGAATATCATCTCCCAGTGTTTGCTTGAGCTCTTTATCAGTAACACCGTCTTTTACTGTGTCGATCAACTTCACAATACTCTTCAAATAATCTTTACGGAAAGCATTTGGATCATATGCTGCTTGCATGGTTGCTGCATAACGCACAAGGGTTTTTGTTGCTCGCTTGATGTCTGTATGATAATCTTTGCCGCCGCCTATGCGGAATTCAATCAGTTGGTTGCCGTTTTCGTTTCGGGCATCTTTAAAGTTAATACTGGTAAACTTACTGTATTCGATACCTCGTTCCAGCATGCTTTCTAATTCTTCCATACTAGCATCATCGATATTGCCATCACTAACAATGCGTTTTGCTTGTTGTGCAATATTTTCTTGTTGGCTTCTAGTATAGCTGTTAAACTCTCTGCCGAACTGTTTTAGCACATATTGATCGTTCAACAGTAATGCTAGTTTTAATCTGTTGGGTTCTGATTCCTCGGTGTTCATGCTCATTGTGATGTGCAAACCAGTTGACTGGTTAGTTACTACATCATTTTCTTCAAAGAAATCAAACAGGCTTTTCATCTCTTCCAGCATTTGTCTGGGGGTTTCATAAACAGGCGAAATAATTTCTGCTTTAGCACCATTGCCTTCGATAGAGCTGTCATCTTCCACACGCCAGTATGTGTTATCCACGCCTTTACCACTGTGATAACCGCCTGGGCGTACATCGTTACTCATGCTGTTGTTGCTGGCCCAGTCTTCCATCTCAGATGCTACTGCGTCTGTTCCGCCTCCATAACTGTCATCGTCAGGGTGAGGTATATACAAGTCCAGGCTATTCAGCATGCTGTAGTAACTACCGTATTCTCTTTGGACCCAGCGATCAATGTCGTACTCGTCAGTAGCTCGCTCCCAAGCAAGATCCCATGCTTCGCCATCGTCACGAATTTGTTCTTCAAGCCATTCACGGAATTCATCAAAATTTTCTTCTTCAATAAAGTCACGGACCCAGGCATCTGTGTCCCAATCCTGTCGTTCGTTATATTCAATGTCTGCATCTTTGCTGCTTTTGTCATCGTCGCCCGTATCAGTAAACATATCACGCTGTTTGGCTTTTTTGCGAAGTTCGGTCATTACTTTTTCTTTGTAATCTTCGACTTCATCCATGCTGTGATGTTCTTCAAAGTATGTGGCAAGTTGTTCTTCATCTTCTTGTCGTTCTCTGACAAGATCACTTATGATATCGCCTTCAATGTCCATGAGTGGACCTTCTTGTATCCATTCACGGAATGCTTCTTCGATAGTAGAAAGACCACGATGGCCTTCATACTCACGAATTACATCCTCTGCTTCGTACCAAGACATGTCGTCTAAGTCAGGAATATCACTAGCACTGCTTAAATTTGGCCAAACTGTTTCTGCTTCAAAACCACATTTAATAGGAGCATCCAGTGCGTTGTTGATAATCTCTTTGCTGTTGAAATCTATTTCAAAAAGAGGATCGTCATATGTGTTGCCAAACTTCTGTGCACGTATTAATTGCTTGAGTTTGTTCTGCTTGCGACTGATCTTTTTAGCAAAGTTGTGCTTTTTACGATCCAGGATGTCATCCAGAGTTTCGCCTAACATGTCGTTGGGATTAATAGTAAAATATTCTTTGGTTTTTTGATCCTGCACAACAATAGCTTCTTTATTACGACCTTGCATATATGGAGATACCACACTGATCTGATTTCCTTTTGCATCAGTATATTGTTGATTCATTTTTAAATCGCGAGCTTTTACTGCACCTGTCATATTTTTAGGAGCCTTTTGTACAGTGGTTGTAGGACTTGGTGATGCTTTTTTAATATCACTGGGTACTTGTTGCATCACGCTTCGAGTTGCAGCAGTTTGTTTTGCCGCTGTACCTGACATTTGTTGGCCCACAGGAGTTGGATACTCTGTTAACTTTTTGCTCATCTTCTTCTTGCCCTATTTAAACGTGCTACTCTTTTGCTCACAGGATTTAATCTTTTAGATCTACGAGCTTTACGAGCCATTTTTTTACCAAATCTGGCTCTGTTAATTTTCATTTGAAATCTCTTTTTGGGATTTACTGGTGCACCACAACCAGATGCTGTGCTTACAACTCTGCCTTTGCGTGGGCCACCAGTGCAACGAACACCGCGGACAACTTTGTTGCCCACTTTGCGCCACACAATTTTTCCTTCTGATAAAAATTCTTCTGCTTTCATAACATTACTTTAAATACGATTCCGCCCAGTGTGGCTATCAGTGTGCTAACTGTGACTCCCACAATTGCAATAATCCAGCCTTCCAGTTTGTCCAATCTCTTTTTGGTATCTTCCTTGAAGTCTCTGAGTTCTGTGGTAATACTCTCAATGCGCAACATGTCTGCAATAATGTGCGCTTCTAAATTACCAGTTTCCAGATATTTGTTTGATTGTCGTCTACGTTCTAATTCAGGTTCTCTGCTATCCATTTTATATTAATTCCTGTTGAGTAAACTCCATGTTAACAGAGTTTTTTGTATCAATTGTTCCTGAATTAAGCACAATGCCATTCAGTTCATCTATCAGTGTTTGTACTGTGTGAACTCCTTCACGCTCAAAACTAAATTTAAATATCCATCCAGCACCAGTAAGAGTGGGTGCACCATATACATCAAGAGTGTTACTGCCCACACCATTTAGTTCTACTGGGTTGTTCATTATAACAGGCACAGCTCTTAACGCTATAACCTGTATAACACTTTCGAAATCTTTCTGGCTGAGGTCTGCATAGTCGCCTGTTTGTGTAATGTCGAGTGAAGTATACAAAGTGAAAAACTGTAAATTACCAGTTAACACTTCCTGACTGGATACAGCACCTGATCTGTTCGCTAAAGCCATGTTTAATCCTCTGTTTTGTATATTTATCCGAATCAGAATTTTAAACCAAAAAAAATCCCCGCCTAAGCGAGGATTTTAATGTGCATAACGCACGATCCCTAAGGTAGTAAGGATTCTTGATGCTACTGGATAAGTACCAGCTGTTACACTTGCAGCACTGAATGTTGTGCTACCGTTGATTACGTTAGCAACGTCAGTTGTGCTCAAGCCGTTGATTTCAACTGCCACGTGCCATACGTTAGCTGATGCGTTCTCAGCGATAACAACGTTAGTTACGTCTGAGATCAACTGGAATAACTCTTCGCCTGCTTCTGGTGTACCGTCTGCCGCGAAACCAGTTGTTGATACGTCTAGACCTGCGTCAATGATGTAGTGCTCTAGGTGACCTGATAGGTTCTGGAATGCAGAAACGCCACCGTTTGCTCTTACTTGTCCTGCCATTTTAGTTCTCCTGAAAATTAATTAATTTTATCACACTGTTTTAGTGCTTATGTGTTTATTTATCTTTTCAGCCACAAAAAAAGGCAGTATAAACTGCCTTTTGATGTTAATTTAATTAAAAATTAAGATTCGAAGCTGCAAATCTCAGTCACAGTGTGACCAGCAACACCCAAGTCAGCATCTGCTACTGTGAATGTACCAGTACCTTGTAGTGCTAGGTGTACTGTGTCAGTACCACCAGCAATGTCACCTGAAATACCAACTACTGTGAATGCTGAATCACCTGCGCCATCAGCGCCACGCTCTTGCTCAAAGTAAGCAACAACTGCTGCAACTTCTGATTCTGTTAGGTTATTTGAACCGTCTACTAGAGAAACGATAACAGTCTTAGTACCAAGGCCTGAGCCTGGTTGTACTACTCTTCTATCTGGTTGTGCCATGTTAGTCTCCTAAATGTTCTATGGTTATGTTTATTTATCTTTTTTTATTATTTCCAATCTCTGGCAGCCCAGTTTGCAAATTCCACACCACCTTTAAAGCCAGTAGCTATTCTGCGCTTTGCCTGTTGCCAGGGTGTCTCATCTTTCCAATCGTCATCAGTGGACTTATTGTCTTTTTTGTCTGGAATACTGGGCTTTTTCCTTTTAAATTTACGATCTCCCAACGAAGGTTCCCGTGCTTTTTGTTCTCTATCAGTAGTGCTAGACGAAGGTTGTCCGTCCCGAGCTCTACGACGAGCTCTAGCATATGCTGCTGACCCCACATCAATTGCATCTGCCCAAGTACTAACTTTGGGATTTTGATAAGCTGTTTGTATATATCGTAATTGTTCTGGATCATCAGCAAATAATACCTGAACATCTGCTAGGCTCATTTCTTCACTGAGTATTTCGTTGATCTTCATTTTGTTTTTCCTGGAATTTTGTCATATGTATCTTTAGCCCATAATGGTCGATAAGATCTAGTTCTTTTTGGTCTTAGTAATTCTAACTGGTTTAATATGTTGGTGTTTCTTGCTGTTCCGCCTGCTAGTCTTTTGAACTCTTGTACTAGTGGTGTTAACATTCTTTGTTTTTCTTTATTGTTTAATCCTGCCCACGCAATAGCATTACGTCTCCAAGTTTTATATCTGGTGTCAGAAATCTGTAACTGGCTTTCCAATCTAAACAAGTAGGGCTCGGCTCTGGTTTCACTCATAGTGTCATTTTGTATCTGACGTAAAAATGTTATGTGTGCATCTTGCTTGAATTTCAGCCTGTTTAAAAATCTCTTGCTATCTACAGGATTTTTTAAATCAGCGTGGTCATTATCAGGATGCAATATTTGATATGCCAAAAAATACATGTCACTTGCATGTGATCTAAACAGTGCGTAATTGCTGTATTGCACAGTTTTACCAGCTTCTGTTCTGGCAAACTTATGTGCTTTGTCCTGACTCAGTATGTATAAACTCAGGGTGTACAAGTACATCAGGTTTGCTATTTCTTTACCTGTTGCTTTTTTAAACTGATTACTGTTTCTCCAAACTTTGGATTCACATAAATCTTGATCTAGCAGTAAAAATTCCATTATGCGTTAGGATCCGCATCTAGTTCTGCTTTGAGTTCTGCTGCTTGAATAGCAGGCAGTGCAGCTAATATGCTTTCAACTGAAGCCAAATCCTTTGCAGTAGCATTAGTGCCTATCAGTTTTTTGGCAATGTCGTCCAAGTTACTGCTTACCAAATCTGCCTTCTTGTTTGTTTCAGGATCTCTGGCAAACAATCCCTGGAAGCCACTCCACATCATGCCTTTGCTGTTGGCAAGTTTGCTCATTGCTATCTGCTTGTGCTTGCCTTTGTAAGGACTATTTTGAGGTATATCATGCTTGTGGTATGTGGCAACTTCTTCTGCATTGGGCACCACCATGATGTCTGCTTGGTGTGCATGATCTGCCATGGGCAATTTAACATGCACACTGATGCCGCTTTGTCCTGTTTCAAAGCCTGCTGCATCAAATGCAGCACGTAGTGCTTTGCGTAGCTCTGCTGGCTTTTCCACACCAAACTTTTTAGCAAGTGCATCCTGATCCACAATAACGTCCAGATCGCCCATTTGCTTCTTGGTAGGACTGGCGCCACTGCCAATAGGAATGTTTTTGACACCTATGACTTTGTCCAGTTGCTTTAACATACCTGGTACCATGTCATAGGTAAAAGGCGTTGTGCCGTCAAACACATTACCGCCTTCCATTAAGGGTTTACGTATGTTGCTGTAGACTTCGTGTAATCTCATTGCTTCATCATTTTTCTGATTGCTTTCATTTGTCTAGGAGTAAATGTCTTAAGAATCTGTGATACAGCTACCACACGATCTGCTTCTGACATGCCAGACAGAGCTTGTGCAAATGCGCCCACGCCTGTTCCTGTTGGTGCTGTTGGTGCTGTTGGTGTGGCAGGTGCAGGAGCAGGCACTGCTGAAGGAGCGGCATCACCACCGATTCCTTTAACTGATTTCTTATAACCTTTTACTGCCGCTCTTCCCACGCCCTGAGGTACAGCAGCCACCGCACCAGCGGCAGTTCCTAGTGCACCAACACCTTTGCCGATTGCTCCAGGAACCTTTTTAGCTACTTTTTTAACTGCATCCCAACGTGGTCCTTCCATCAGGGCATTGAGCTCTGATTCGGTCAACTCCTGTCCTTCTAGAAATTTTTTCTCCAAAAGATCCAGATCGTATGATTCTGTAATTACATCTGATATTCTCATGACTAATCCTCAAAATAGTATTAACACTATTTATCAGATTTTAATCTTTTGATGCCTTCCTGATTCCGCGAGTAAATTTTGAACTGTCTCTGCCACGAATACTATTAACTAATCTGTTCGTGAGATCTTTGGCAGTTTGCTCATCATAATGTTTTTCAATCTGTTCGATAAGATTGATTGCGCTTTTAATGATGTGTTCGCCACGGTTTTCAACAACCAGGCTTCTGTCTCTGTCAACTGAAATCTGGTTTAATTCTTCCAGTATGCTTCGACTTTTGCTCACAATGATTTCCTCTTATTATGTAGTAAAACTAAGTTACCCGTGTATTTATCACTTACGCTTTAGAAAATCTCTTAACTGCAAACTCTGGCTCACTGCATCAGTTGTTTCAGGTTCTTGTGTTTTTATCACACTGCTTTGTTTTAATTGATCTACTAAACTGGCACTTGTAAGACTCATTGCATCCTCATCACCTTCCTCCAAGTCCTCAATTCTGAGTGTATCAACATTAAACTTCAAGTCCACTTTACTGCCCACGCCACTACTGCTACGTGTTTTCATAAACTGTACTTGGTATCTGCCACGCTCACGCATTGCATTTGATGTAAAGATACCAATCACGTTGTCTGCTGTGTTGATCTTACTAATACCGCCTGCAATGTGACTGTGATCATATTCTATTTCTTCCACAGCACTTCTGCCTAACTGCGATGCAGTTGCTAGGAATATGTCACGTTCTCTGGCCAAGTTACGCAGTTCTTCTGAAACATACTTGTCTTTGATAAACAAGTTCTCAGGCGATATCTTTGCGTTGATAGGCATCATCAAATCCAAGTAATCCACACACAGTGCATCCACTTTGACACCGCTCTGTATCTCATACTCTCGCAAAAATGCTCTGATGTCATTGCAGTTTACACCACTGGGCATTTGCTTGACACGCAGTTTGCCTGCACCTTTGCCTTTCATACGCACTTTGAGATCCACATCATCCATGTTCTTCATGATCTCTCTGGCACCATAACCTGACACCATGCTGTCCAGTCGCATGCTGATAAGTTGTTCACTAAGTTCCAAACTGATGTACACCACATTCAGTCCACTCAAACTCCAGTTCACACCCAGGTTCTGTAAAAACAAGCTCTTGCCGCCGCCACTTGGCGCCGCAAAGATTGTGATCTCTGCTCTGTTTAATCCACCATACAGTTTCTGATCAATGCCTTTCCAGCCTGTGCTGTAAGCACCTGCTTGTTCTTTGATCCACTGTAATCGCTCCTTGGGGTTAGCAAAGTATTCTATACCTAAGTCTTTTACCAAACCAATTTGTGTGGCTGCCTTGATGCGATCTTCCACAGCACCATAGTTCTTGTTTTCCAAGTCCTCAGTGCTGTCAATGATTGCCTTTTCCAATGCTTTGTGTTTGCAAAATGTTTCAAACTCGTTGAGGAACCAGTCCTGATGTTCTGGTGTCACGTTCTCAATGGGAACCAGTTTGGTGCCGCCCACTGCCTGTATCTGTTCCAGCATGGGCAGTGTGTTGTGCTTCTCACTGTGACTCTTCAAAAACTCCACAGTGGGCCTAAACTTCCTGCTAAAGTGCACAGGATCCAGTATAGCCATGCTACGTGCAAACAGGTCTGGCTCTGAGATCAAAAACTGTAGGAATAAGTTTTGTACTTCGTCGTTGTAATCTGCTATATCGCTCACGTCATCCTCATCATTACTTCTTTCTTTATGTCGTTATTGGTTGCATGTTTAATTATGCTTGCCACAGTTGCCAGCCTGCCATATTTGGCACAAGCATCTGCCGCATCTTTTATATCTGGTGCCCAGGGAGGGAAGCTCACTTCCCAACCCAATGCTATGCTTTGCTTGATCAGTTCTTTGCCTGCCTCGTCTCTGTCAGGACACACTATCACACGCTTGTTCAGCCTTTCTATCAGATGTGCTTGCTCTGCTGTGACTTTGTTACCCATAATGCTAACACCGTCCACCAGTATTGCATCAAATATACCCTCAACCACAATCACTATCTCACGCTCTGGTGCTGTGAACTGATCTATGTTAAACACATAGCCACCTGGAGGCATTTTGTGCAGATACTTTGCTGTGTTCTTGTCTGGAGGGGCAACATGTCTGCCCGTCCATCCTACTAAATCACCGTTAAACACAAATGGCACCATTACTCTGCGCTTGTTTAACATATCTGGAAAATGTAGCAGTGGATACAATCCATAAATGCCACGCTGTTTTGCATACTGCACTAGTTCATGATTAGCAGGCAAATCATCCAAACTGATTGCATCTTCTGGTAGTTCTACAGCAGGAAACGCATTACTTTGAAATGTTATAGTGCCCTCTGCTTCAGATGCTTCCAATTCTTCACTGTATTTTAACAGTTCCATTTGCACCGCATGTATGCTTTTTTCATCTGCACCCAGCCTTCCTGCAATCTCCTTGTACTTTTTGCCCAGGAACGGGGTAGGACTCCAACCAGTTTTGTAGCCGCAATTAAAACAATTATAACTAATACGTGCGCCTTGTTGTATAATACCAGCACGTTTACGTTTATCATTGCACATCACACAGTCAAAGGTTATCCACCCGCTGGGAGTTTTTGTATTACGCAAGGGAAGATTACCAGTCAGTAATCCATGTACACTATCAATAACATTTTCAATCATGCAAAGCAATTATAGCATGATTTATGTTGGACGTCAATTTCTTAGGGAAATTTTTGCTACTGATCCAGATGTGGGCTCACTAACAAGTCTTACCCAGTTACAATTTACCACAAAGTTGGTGGAAATCAAACTGGTATTAGCATCATCTATTTGTATATCTTCTACTGTGAACCAGTCAGTGCTGCTCTCGCCATTATCAGGTGTACTCACAAAACAACTTGCTTGTACTGTGAGGTTGCCAGTGTATGAATCCAGATAAATGGCCATGGTGTGTTGTGCATTTGGAAAATTTTGTTCCAGGTTACCAGCTAGTGCACTGGTTACAAACACATTTGCATCGTCCCCTTGTGCCGTATCAGATATCTGAATGAAATTATCAGTGGATTGCGTGGGCTTGGGTTCAGTTCCAGTTTGGTTGGTAATTTCCAGATCAAACACAATGTTGTTGTCCTGGTCACTGTACAACGGAGTATCCTGTGTTTCACCGCGACTTCTGGTAACATACATATAATATCTGCCTGGATTGATATTAGCTAAATCCCCTTCAGTTAATGTAATACGAAACTTACCCACATCGTTGGTGTTTACTGCAACTCTGGTGAGTAAACGCTGTTTTGTTGTGGGATGCACAATATATGCTCTAACTGTATCTGCTGTTACACTTTGTATTTTACGATCCTTGTCTCTGACTGTGAAAATCAGATCGTTTGTTAATCCTTTGTGTGCTTTAAGATTTCGATTATTCATAGGTCTATTATCCACGTACCAATCTGTTGTTGTTACGACTAAGTCTATGTTATTTTCATATAAAAATAGTTTTGTGTCGTTATTCATAACAGTATTTATCAGGAAAGATAAATATTTTCGAATGTCAAATAACAATTACACAAAGTTTGAATTTCTCACAGGTTTACAGTATGGCGAGCAGGAATACGTGGGCATTGTGATAAATCAAGACACACATATGACTTCTTTCTATGATGTGGAAGGTATTCCCACAAAAGAAATGAAAAAGCTATTCCTGGATCTAGGGGAGTTGTGGTGGTGGGAAAGTAATCGCCAAATACCTATTGATATTTTTCTGCATCACGAAATGACAGTATTCCGGCCATATATTAAAACATTTGCGAACAAAGATCTGGAAATACTTTTCGGTCCTGTAACCAGTATGCAGAGCTTGTTAAAGAAACGAGTGAAAAGAAGAACCATTCAGCTAATCAGAAAGACTGATTAATTGCTCACAAATTAAATTCAATTGAACTACGATAGCCACAGCAAATGCAATAGCATGTGCTTTCTTAAAGTAGTATGTACCGTCTGTGGGAGGCTCCCACACTGTGAGGGCAATATCCGCCCAGGATTTACCAACGAGATGCCGTTTACCTGGACGGATGATTGCTAGGATCATGGCTAATTGCTCTACACTGCCTGGCTTATAGTCTTTTAGCAATTCTGTATACTTATTTATGTGATATAACTGTTCCACAATTTCTTCGTGTTGTAACAATTCCCACATGGGCTCACGGTCTAACAAAACCTCTAGATGTGCCATGTCTCTGACACCTTTATAGATGTTGTTGTTCAGGAAGTCAACTTTGAACCAACCATCTGATTCTGCTTGCTTGTGGTCTATACTGCTGAAACCTTCCAGTGGCATAGTGGGTATGTTTTGCATGTACACACCAGTGTTGTGTTTGGTATACTTACCGTTGTTTAACACACTGGCAGGAACACATTCCAACACATTCAGAATATCTTTACGATCAGGCAAATCTATGTCTACATCAAAATCATAATTCATAGTTTAAAATACTGCTTTTTTGTGTTTTTGTCAAGTATTTGTTTTTCCCCGTTAATAAATGCATGGTGGTTTGCTATGTTAGTGTCATGTATATACTGTATCCAGGTGCAATCTGTATTGTTTGCAATTTTATAATACCAGTAATGATCTTTGCTCCATTCGTGATGTTGTTTACCATAGATATCAAATACTGTCATTTGTTTTTTGTAAACTGTCACAAAAGGTCCATGTTCTTCTGTTTTTACAACCCACTGATCCAGATTGCTAGCCCAACCCGTGGGAACATATACTACATCAGCTTTTTGTGTTTTTATGGTTTTGTTTACAGACTCTAAATAATTACAGGAGATAAAATCGTCACTGTCTAATCTGGAAATTGCCACGTTTTTTGTGATTTTACGGTTAACTAAGTCTGCATATATCTGTTCAGCAGAATTTCCCAATTTCAGTGTGGTATTTTTAACACAGTAATAGGACTCTACCAAGATAGGTGTATACATAAGATCAGGCAGAGCTGAAAGATATGTATTGTACAGATCTAGATCATTTTCGTCTATTAACACATACACATGCTTGGGCTTAACTGTTTGATTCTTTATACTGTGATGCACATTATTTAAAAATAAACCTGCTCTGAATTTAAACCAGGTTTCCCTGTCAGAAAATTGTAATTCTCCTGCCTGATCCCATTGGGGAGATACTTTTAAGCTCAGTCTGCTTATAATAATATTGTTGATCATATGCCTGCAACCTTGCAAGTTTCCTGGACTTGATCCACTTCCTCTGTATTGGACTGAAACACTTTCATCCAAAAATTAGCATCAATCACATGCTCTATCATTTTTATTTGTTCATCACTAAAACGTGTTAGCAACTGGTCGCCTGTATTACTCAGGTACAGCACCCAGGGAGATACTTTACAAGCTCTGATATCAAACACTGCTCTGCTAGTACTCACAGTCTTAAAATAATCATGCCAGGGTACGTCATTTTCATTACCCCAATCAACCAAGTGCATCACACTGCGTTCCATTGCACGTAGTCCAGTTTCTTTTTTTACATACTCCAGTAAATATTTGTCATAAGTGGCGTCTTTGGTCCAGTCAGCAAGTTTTACGCCGTTTTTGATCAGCCACTCTGCATACTTTTCTGGATACAGCCATTCATTAAAGATGCAAGCTCTGCCAAACTTGGTAAAGCCATCATAGTATTGGCTGCGTATAAAATCTTCTTCTGTCTTGGGCTTACTGTTAGCAGTGCTCATTTCATAGAACATCTGGAACACACGATAGCCCAAGCGGCAGTGTGTCATGTCTTTGTCAGCCCAGCGTCTTTTACGTGGACACATGTGAGCTATTAGTGTGCGCTCAGTGCGGAATGTTTTATCGCACCATTTGCACTTATTTTCCAAAGATGTCTCTGATTTGTTTGTCATCGTATCCATGTGCGGCTGCAAGTTCTTTGAGTTCTTGTTTGCTGTTTATAGTTGTGAGTAATTCCACTTCGTCTCTTTTTAAGTGCGGGTATATCTTATATAAGAATTCGCTAACTTTATCTTTCTTTTTTCTGGCATTTGGCGGTTTGATATATGGATGGAACTCTATTTTGCCTGTGCCTGCGGCAGTCAGCAACAACCATTGCAGTTCTGTGTCTTTGATATCCATGAAGTGATCGTTGACGAACAGATTTGTAAAGTACAAATAGTGTGCGGCGTTTCGTCCTTGACAACTGCTCACGTATCGCTGTATCATCCATGCGCTAAATGCTTTGCGCTTCTCTGGTGTCAATCTGCTATACCAGCCACGATCCTTTTTATCTATGGCTGCTAATACTTCTTTGATAGGCAACTGTGCCTGTTTAGCCATCCTGTCTTTCCCATGTGTTGTCAGCAGTAAATTTATAACTGCCTACAAATTCATATGTGTCCCATTCATAAGGTGCGATCATGCTCAGTATCAACTGCTCGCCAGTGTTATACAAATGGTATGTCTGTCCCACTCTGGGCACAAAGTTATATTTGCTATTATACACTAGATCTGTGTCGTTTGCAAGATCTACCAGGCGCTGATATTCAGCATTTATTTCGTCCAGCTTCTGAGTAAAATAATTTCCTGCATTAGCACCACGTTCTGATTTGAACAGGGCAGTGTCTGGTAACACTATCGCGGGTGCACTAGCATTACTGCCGTAGGG